GCTTAACAGGAAAGGAAAACGACAATGGCATACCTCTTTATGTCCGATGCTGGCATAGTGGAACGTGAAAGGTTCCACCGCTTGGCGATGATGATGAGCAGCGCGCTCTTACGCGATACAATCATGGCGGAGCATCCGCGCATTGTGCAGACACTACTCAAGAAACAGAAAGGAAAGTAGAATGTTCATAGGTGGAAAAGATCGCTGCGACTATCGCACGCTCGGCACCCAAGCGTTGATCGAGGAAGCCAAGTACAACCCGAACGTTGAGCTTTGCATTGCGCTTGGCGAGAGGTTGGCGGGGCTGCGGATTAGCGTTTCGCAAGAACTAAACGAGCTTAGGGATATTCGTGACCGCATGGCGCTTGCGTCTAGCGCGGCGGTAGCGATGCAAGCCGAGATTGACGGTTATAGGGAGGCGATCAATGGATAAGGTTAAGGCAGACACCGATAAGATTTGTATGGACACTGCGGGTTTGTTCCGCGCTATTGACGCGCTGGACCAGCAGCGGCGGGAGCTTGATGCGAAGCTAGTTAAGCAGATCAAGTCCTACTCGGCGGTGGCAAAGGTTTGGGGCTGGTCGCGTGACCATATGCGCCAGGCTTGCAAGGCGCGGGGTTTTCTCCGGTGACACCAGCAGAGTTTAAAGCAGCACGCGAAGAGCTAGGGTGGTCACAATCTGCCCTAGCCAACGCCCTCGGAGTTACACTTCGCGCCGTCCAGTATTACGAAGCAGGACAGAGGACGATTTCAGGCCCCGTGGAGCGCCTCCTGGTGTCGGTCCTAGGGGTGACTAGGGCAACGCCATGAAACACGCTGAGGGACGCTTAGAAACGATTCTAGCATGGGTTGTAGCAATCACCCTCTGGTTGGCATGGGCTTACCTGTGACAGACCACGCCAGAGACGCTAAAATTACCGCCGGGATATACCTCGCTTTGTGGCTGGTATATCTCGGCTCCTATCTCGCAACCTAACAGGTGAAACATGGCAGGACATATCAAGCGGCGGACCATCGCCAGTAACCTCGACAAGATCGGGGAGCATACCCTTCTAGAGAAAGTCGCAAGCGGCCTGACGATGGCGGCGCTTGCCCGAGAGCTTCGGATTAGCAACCTCTCCCTCTATCACTGGATCAAGAAAGACCCGGACCGGCAAGAGCGGTTCGCCCAGGCGCGCTCCCTAGCGGCAGATCAATGGGCAGATGAGTGCTTGGACATTGCGGACCAGACCGACAACCTCAACGCCAATGCCGACAGGCTCAAGATCGAAACCCGCAAGTGGCTGGCCGGTGTGACCAACCCGGACAAGTTCAAGCCCGCACCGGCTCAAGCCCAAGTCAACGTCAACGTGAACCAACTCCACTTGGATGCCTTGCGCCAACTAAACATTGGCGACAGTGCGAGCACCAGCCCTCCTATCGTCATCGAGGCCCAACCAATCAAACAGGTCGGCTCTCATAACCTCGATGCAGACGACCTGCCCGATCCTTTCGAAGAATAGTAATCCGTTTGGCGACGGATGGTCGTCCTCTTTTCGGCCTCTCTCAAATCCGGGACAGGTTTAACGCCCTCCGGGACAGGTTTGAAGATTTTGGGGACAGGTTTGTAAAATAAATTATCGTTGTGTTTCAACACTCCGGGACAGGAGGGACAGAAAGGACGGGTTTTTTGAGGTTCGCTATAGTGTTTTGGGTATTTACAAGCACTACACATATGTGTAGTAAGTTAAATAGCCCAAAACGCTAAGGGGGTTAGTGGATTTTAGGGCCAAACCTGTCCCTCCTGTCCCCAACCGCAGAAATCCGCCACTTGGGCTGACCGCAAACCTGTCCCGGCAGGGATAGAACTTGTCCAAGGAGAAATACATATGCCTGTAATGGAAGCCGTAGCTAAAGCCTTCAACTATGACCCGAGGACGGGCGCCCTTACCTGGAAGGAAGCCAAGGGGACGCTTCCCGCTGGACGGCGCGCTGGAACGCCGACCGGCGGCGGATACAATGTCCAATTCATGGGATCGCTCACCGCCGCCCATCGAATTATCTGGCACATGATGACAGGCGAATGGCCCGAGCATTTTGTCCGCCATATTAACGGCGATAAGTTCGACAACCGCTGGAGCAATTTAGAAGTCCGGGTTCCTGCTCGGCTCCGGGACAAGGCGACCCGCAAGCCAATTGACCGGGAACGCGAGTCGGTATCCGCACACGGCATCTCTCGCCGGTTTAGCAACCTTCTCCATAAGACCGTGTGGGAAGCAAACGCTATTGTGGGAGGGAAAGCCGTACGCTTGGGTGTGTTCGGTTCCAAAGACGCCGCGGAGCAAGCCTTCCGAAATGCTACCGGCCAAGAGGTAGCACCGCACACACTCTAAAAGTAAGGGGGCCAAGCGGCCCCCTTTCTCTATTCAGTCTCCGCTTATCTCGGCGATCAATCGTTCTAGGTACCATCGGGCCTTTCTCAAATCCTCTTGCGGCTTGCCCTTGTGACGGTAGCGCCAGAGATACTTCATGCAATTCGCTTTAAGGTAGCCTTCGAACTCTTCGCGGGTCATTGACGCCTTAATTGCATCGATAGCTTCAATGCCCCCTTGGCGGTAATGCTCGGGGCTATTCACTACATCGCCTGGTGAGCAACAGGACTCCGCTTCTGTGACCGAGCTATGCGGTAGGCAGCACTCTCCGCACTGATAGTATTCGCTATGAACGTCCCACGTCACCTTAACCATTAATCGTCTCCTTCACCGTCTTGGTCAAAACTAATCTGAATGCCGAAGAAGTCTGACGCTGCCTCGTCGCTCATGGCTTCGATCACCATCTTGTCTTCATCGCCGATCAGAAGCTCAATGCCACGGAACACCCGCTTCGTACGGGTCGCCCGATCCTTTGTGTAATCGAAGCCCCGCGTCTTCAACTCCCCGTTGAACTTACGCTGGCTCCAGTCCTTGCTCTTCACCTCGTTCTCATCCCGGCACCAATCCCGGAAGTCATCGAACGCATCGTTGGTCGCCATCTCCAGGTCAGCGCCGACCACGCATCGTTCCTCGATCCATCTGCCTAGAGCATCCTCTCCACTCAGATAGTCCTCGGTAGCACGAAGGACTGCTGGCGGTGGGTTTAGGCCCTGTTCAAGCCAGAGCCGAGCGCCCTCAACAATCCACGCAAGGATAGCCGGGTACTCTTCCTTCAACTTGTCGGGCAGATCGACGTCCTTGCGCGCTGGCTTCGTCTCGAACGGGATCAAGTGCATCCGCCGCCGCATCGCGTCGTCCACGTTAGTAATCTCTGGCTTCGTATTGCCGGCGATCACAAGCGTGAACTGCGGGAGGAACTCGAAGTTATCCTGGCGCATAAACCGGGCGCTGATCTTGTCCCCGCCAGTGAGAGACTTCACCTTGGCTTCATCCCACTTGCGAGATGGATCGATCTCCTGCGCGTGAACCAGCCGGGCGCCCATCAATGACGCCAACTCTGTGCTGTGGCGCTGCTGATTGGACGCCAAGAATACGTCCGCGCTGGCCACCGTAGAATAATCACCGAGGATAGCACCTACTGCGCCAAGGAACGTCCCTTTGCCATTGCCCCCGGACCCGTGCGCGAACGCCAACACGTGTTCCTTTGTCGATCCGGTCGCACTGTAGCCTGCTAATCTCTGAAGGTATCCCTTCAACTCTACATCACCGTCGCACGCATCATTGAGGAACGCATTCCACTGCGGGCAACCCCGCTCGAAGTCCGCGTCCACACTTGTAACTTTCGTGCAGAGCTTCGACCGATCATGCGGGGCAATCGCGCCAGTACGCAGATCGACAATCCCGTTGCGGCAATTGAGCAGATAGATGTCCGCATCCAACTGGTCGGTGGTGGCTTGCATCACCGGGTCAGACTCAGCCAGCGCGGCCACGTTGCGGATCACTGGGTACGACGCACACCGCGCCGCGATACGCTCCCCCTTAGCCGGCGGTAGCCCAGAGTTCATTGCTTCATGCGACGCTTTCGAACACACGTCCCGCGCGTAAGCCACGTGCCGCTTGGCTACGTCCCGCGCCCACTTGACCCCATCCCATGCGACCCAGCCCAAGCCGCCCGCAACGTATCGGATATCCGAAACGTGCAAACGAGCCAGCCGGGAAGCCAATGCCCCGTCCGAATACTGCACCGGCCCTTCAGTCGGCGCGGCAATCAAGTCTAAACTATCGTCGTACTCAACCGTCTCGAACTCATTAACCTCGGGCTTATAGCCATGGCGCCGAGCCTGGTCCTGAATCCATTCCCACCCCAACTCATACGGCGGGTGCATCCGGCCCCAGTCAGACTCAATCATCTCGACTTGATTGACCCCGTCTTCCCACGACAGCGCCCAGTCCGTGAACAGCGCCAAGCCATCACTCTCGTTGTCCGGACCAGCCGCAGCCTTAACCGCGTAGCCCATGCGGATGTAGTCATCCCTGTCCGGAAAATACTCCGACCGATTAGGGATCGATTTAAGCGCCTCTGAGAGCTTCGACAGGTCATCCGCTACCAGACTGGCCTGATCGACCTTTTGGCGCTCAGCGGCCCGCTCTGGCGTCGTATCGGCATGAATGATCTCGCACCCTGTCACCTCCAGCGTCTCGACCAGATCGGCAAAGAACTTTTCGATGGCTTGACGGGTGATCTTCTTAAGACAGATCGGCCCCCGGATCGTGATGTCTTGGTCCAGCGAGTAGGGTTCGCGAGTGACGGGGTGGATACCGCCGACAACGTACTGCTGCCCATCGCCGAGCAATTCGACTAACTGTTCGACCCCTTTGCCATCGCGGAAACGCAGCCTCATTCTTCCGATGGGTTCGTCGGTTCGATACATGAAGAGCTGCTTCGGCCACCGACCTACGCGGACAGGCGCATTCCCCAACGCCCGCTTTGCCATGTCACCGATGATACGCGACAGACTCTCGTTGACCACGTCAATATCCAGCGCCGGGTAGCGCGCCGCCTTCAGTCCGATGTTGGCGTTGCTCCGCTCCCACCGCTCGATGTCATTGGCAGTCGGCGTGTAGTCCTGCCAGTTATACCCGCCCCACGTGCCGGTTGCATTCAGCCGGCCAGGTGCCTTACCTGCTTGTTCTGCCGTGATTTTTGATAGCTCTGAGAGCGGCGCGGCGGGCGGTATAACACTGACAAGCTCAGTGAAACCAGCCGCGTAGAGCCGTTTGAAAGTCAACATTTGTGCGTCTCCAGTATTGGGCGACGCTTAGGCTGGCACAGATTATCGCTGCTTGGCAACCCGAAATATTTTTCTTGTGCCCTGTTGACAGACTGTGGAGGGGTGTGCTTCGATTAGGGGAATGGAGAAAGGTACACCAATGTATAATGTATTGGACTTGTTCGCGGGGATCGGCGGGTTCTCGCTTGGGCTAGAGCGCGCTGGCGGCTTCCGCACGGCTGCGTTCTGCGAGATCGACAAGAAAGCGCAACTGGTTTTGCGCAAGCACTGGCCGGATACACCGATCTTTGACGATGTGACTACGCTTACGAAAGGACTTCTAGATGAACGAGGAATCAGCATTGACGTTATCACTGGGGGATTCCCTTGCCAAGACCTCAGTACCGCAGGACGCGGAGCGGGGCTTGAAGGAGAGCGCAGCAGCCTTTGGTTCCAACTCTTGCGCCTCATCAGCGAAATCCGCCCGCGCTACGCGCTCATCGAAAACGTCAGCGCCCTTCGCTCTCGCGGATTGGAAGTCGTTCTACAAGGGATCAATGCGGTCGGGTATCGCGCTGAATGGCATTGCATACCCGCTTCCTTCCTTGGCGCTCATCACCAAAGGGATCGGATCTGGATTGTGGCCTACCCCGACAGTTCATTCGGGCAAGGAGATGGGATATCCAGCGGAGTACACCCGCAAAACGCCGGGGCTAGGTTCGGTAGTTCTGAAGCCGTCCCTCTGGCCGACCCCCAGCGCATCGGATTGTCGGGACAGGGGGAACTTGAGCAATCCAGCTATCCAACGCCGCTTGTCGATTGGGAAGCAGTTGAATCTTTCTATGGTCGTGTCGGACAAATCTGGGGCGCTGAACCCGACGTGGGTCGAGTGGCTCATGGGATTCCCAATCGGGTGGACCGACTTAAGCAGCTAGGCAACGCCGTCGTGCCGCAAATACCGCAGCTTTTAGGGGAAGCAATCCTGCAAGCGGAGCGCGCAGCGTGAAAATTGTATCAATCGACTTTGAAACCCGGAGCGCAGCCGATCTACGCAAGACTGGCGTGTACGTCTATGCGTCCGACCCGTCGACCGACGTGTGGTGCATGGCCTACTCGTGGGATGGAGAGGACGTTAGCGTCTGGTCGCCCGGCGATCCAATCGACCCCAAGTTAGAAGACTGGATCGTCGAAGGCGGGAAGTTGCAAGCCTGGAATGCCCAGTTCGAGAGAGTGATCTGGAACACCATTATGGTGTCTCGCCACAACTGGCCGCGCACTAAGTCCAGCCAGTGGTACTGCACCATGGCGCAAGCCAGCACGGCGGGATTACCGCGTGCGCTGGGCCAAGCCGCAGCCGTACTGGGGGTCGAGGAGCAGAAGGACAAAGTCGGGCAGGCGCTGATGATGCGCATGGCTAGGCCGCGCCGCACTAACGAGGACGGCACGCACGTATGGTGGAACACGCCCGATAAGATCGAGGCGCTGATTGACTACTGTCGCCAAGACGTTCGCACCGAGATGGATGTCTCGACGCACGTAACCTATTTGGCTGAGAGCGAACGCCAGTTGTACCTGCTTGACCAGCGAATCAACGACCGAGGTGTGCTACTCGACCGCGACTTGCTCGACCGAGTGCGTGTCCTCGCCGACGAAAGTAAGGCTGAGATTGACGCAGAGATATATCGGTTGACACGCGGCGAAGTTCGTTCCGCGACGAACGGGATGCACCTTGTGCGCTGGCTTAGTAAGTACGGCGTACACACTGCCAGCGTAGACAAGCAAGCGGTCGCGGCGATACTCGCTGCCCCCGACTTACACCCCGTGATCCGGCGCGTCATGGAACTGCGCCAAGCTGGCGCCAAGTCCAGCACCGCCAAGCTCAACGCAATGGAGTACGCCGCTTCGGCGGATGGTCGGATGCGCGGGCTGCTGGTCTATCACGGCGCGGCTACGGGCCGGTGGTCGGGCAAGTTAGTCCAGCCGCAGAACTTCCCACGTCCTGTGAGGAAACAGGCAGAACTCGATGAGATCATTGGGAAACTGAAGGCCGGCGAGAGCGTGACCGAACACGGCCACGGCACCGAGATCGCGGCGGACTTGCTGCGGTCGATGCTTATCTCGGCGCCTGATCACTGCCTGATGTTTGCAGACTACAGCGCCATCGAAGCGCGTGTGCTGGCTTGGGTGGCGGGGCAGAAAGACTTAGTGGAGACATTCGCAAAGGGGGGTGACGTGTATATTAAGATGGCCGGAGCTATCTACGGGGTGGCGGAAGACAAGGTAACGCCAGAGCAACGACAGGTCGGCAAGATGGCGATCCTCGGTTGTTTCGAGGAAGACACCTTGGTCTTGACAGAACGTGGGTGGAAGCCTATTGTGTACCTAACGACACAGGACCGGGTATGGGATGGTGAAGAATGGGTGACGCATCAAGGGGTAGTGTACCAGGGGTACAAGGAAGTTCATCGAGCGAATGGGGTCGGTGCGACGCCGGACCACGAAATATTAACGGGACATGGGTGGCAGGAGTGGCGAAAGGTCCATACAAACCCTTCCCTGCTGAAGTCGGCGCTGTCTTTGGTGAACTTACCATCCGAGAGTGGGTCAACCATAAGCGGGCATGGCACCCGCGCTGTGAATGTTCCTGCGGCTGGGTTGGGATCATTGACCGGCACAATCTTCTCCGCGGTAAATCGTCTCGCTGTAACTACTGCGCAAAGCGTAAATCGGGTGCGACTCAAAAGAAATATCGCGGCTATGCGCACATTGTACCCGACGAGTTTCATCGCGAGCGGTTACTCAACCGCATTTCCGCTTGCATCCAACGTTGTGAAAATCCCGGCAACGCTGCCTGGAAGCATTACGGCGGACGAGGCATCCGCGTATATCCAGAGTGGGTACGCGACAGAAAAGCGTTCCTCTCCTATCTTATCACGCTCGATGGATGGGACGTGCCACATCTGGAACTGGATCGCATCGACAACGATGCTGGCTACAAACCAGGTAATCTCCGCTTTGTCACACGGTCTGAAAATATGTTTAACCGCCGCACAGCGGAAGTTATGCAGAACGAAATCGACCGTTTGCGTGCGGAAGTCGCACGTCTACGACGTGAGCTACGCGGGTCCGAGGAACCGCTTTACGATCCTGACTGACAGCGGCCCTGTCATCGTCCACAATTGCGGCTATGGCATGGGGGGCAAACGCTTCGCCGAGCAGTGCGCCACGATGGGCATTGCCGTGGACGTAGAGGAAGCGCAGCGCATCGTTGCGATCTACCGCCAAGAGAACAACCGAATCGCCGCCTACTGGCGTGACCTCGAAGCCGAGTTTCTGCAACTAACCCGCGATGCGCTGGATCAAGGCGAGACTATTGTGCGCTTGCCGCTTCGCTCTGGCCGGAGCCTTACGTACCGCAATCCTCGCATTGTGCAGCGTGCGACTCCGTGGGGTACGCCACAGGACATCGTCGAAGTCGAGACCCTCAACAGCATGACGCGCCAATGGGTGACGCAGAAAGTTTGGGGTGGACTTCTTGTGGAGAACGTGGTTCAAGCTACGGCACGGGACATGATGGCCGGAGCCATGATGCGCCTGGAGCAAAAGGGATACCCGGTAATCATGTCGGTTCACGACGAGATCATCTGCGAAGTGCCGGATGGTTTCGGTTCGCTGGACGAGATGATCGACATCATGACGGCACCGCCTGCTTGGGCGGCGGGTTGTCCTATTGCGGCTGAGGGCAAGGAAGGCCCACGATACAGAAAGTGAGGAGTGATATGACCGAACAGACTGAAGAAGAGCGTTACGAGGCCGCGCTCAAGATGATCTATGACCTTTGGGTGTCCAACACGGTCGAAAGCGATGATCCGTTTGAAGATGGATATGACGCTGGCCTTCGGGTCGCCGCCAACATCGCCGGGCACGTATTGGGGCAGAAGCCATGACTGATATTCGCATTGAATGGCTGACCGACAGTTTCGACTGCGACCAAGCTGGTTGCAGCGGCGACTGGGCAGTTGGCGCACGGGTCTACTTCGACGGGAAGCTGGCCGTTAATCTTACGCCGGTCGCATCTTGCTTCGGTGGCACCAACTACGAAACCGAAGAAGTGTTCGGCTGCATCTTGGCGAAGCTGGGCCACAACGTATCGGAGGTACAACTTCATGACTGACACCACCGAACAAAAGGCGCTGGCGCTGCTGAACGAATGCGGATGGGGTGGCGCACATCTAAAACGCACTTGGAACCCACGCTACGAAGCCCTCTGCCGCGCCATCGAACAGCACGAAACAGATATAGCTGATCTGCAAGCCGAATACGAAGAGGTCTGCAAGCTGCACGAAGCCTTCCGGCAAGAGGTGAGCTATGCGGTGGAAAGGGTGCTGCTGTACCACAACGCTCACGCGGGTTACGCGGCTGTCAGCGTCGCGGACATCAAGGGGCAATTGGCCCGCTTCATCATCGCCAAGCCACTCGATCCGCTAGCCCAAGCATGGTTGGAAGCGTGGCCCGGAACGCCGGAAGAGAACGCGATAGCGGAAACGGGCCTTCTGCTTGCAGCCATCGAGAAGCGCGGCGGCAAGATCGTGTGGGGAGAGGGGTGATGCGAAACAAATACGCAGGAACCTGCTATTGCTGCGGCAAAATAGTCGCCCCCGGCGCGGGTCATTTTGAGCGCAACGCCGGGAGGTGGCTTACAGTCCATGCCGGGTGTGTGTTTATTCAGCGTCAACGGAAGGCCAACGAAAGGCAGAGCCATGAGGGATAAGAACAAGTGGATCATCGCGGCCAGTCTCTACGCTGCTGCTGGGTGCGTGGCTTTTGGGTTGCGCGGCGGCAAGATTGTGTGGGGAGAGGGGTGATGACACCACCAGAACACTGGCGCTATCGTTTAGGCGACCGCGTGACCAAGACTAAGGGTAGCAACTGGACCGGGCTTGTCGTGGGGTTCTACGCCACCAGCCTGACGCCGGAAGGCTACGCCGTCGAGAGCGAAACAGAGCGCGGATCGGTTCAGATTTATCCGGTCGCAGCATTGGAACGGAAACTGGAACCATGACCAGCCTTTTCGACACCTTCCGGAGTAACCTAGAGAATGCCATCGCCCAGCACCCCAGCACATTCCAGGCGATGTGCGACAAAGCTGGGTACAATCGCGGGTATGTCGCGAAAGTGTTGACGAAGAAGCGGTCGAACCCGACGCTGCTGTTCGTCGAGTGCATGGCCGGCGCGCTGGACATCAACCCTCTCGACCTTCTCGCAAAACGTCAGTGACAAATTAAACAGTAAAGACTGGACACCATGGCACCTAACGAAACATTTAGCTTGGATGCGGCACAGGATATTATCCGCGACCGCATCCGCGAAGCAACAACCGACATGAGGGTACCTTCATGGAAACTCTCACAGATGTCCGGGTACTCCGCGAACTACATACGCCGCTTGCGTAGCGGCATCGGCGCGAACGTAACGATTGCCGGCGTGTGGTCGCTGGCAAAAGCGTTGGACGTGAATCCGTATTGGCTGCTCGGAGCGCCTTACGTCCCGAAGCACGAGGCCACCAGTGGGGTTGGAGAGAGGAATACCGTGTTAGTTAACGAGGTAATCGACAAAGCAAGTGAACTGTTCTGCGTCCACCGCCGTGATATTATCGGGCCGTACCGCTACAACTTCCTGATGCCGGCGCGGTTCGCGCTGTGCAAGGCGCTGCGTATGCGCGGCCTGTCATTCCCCCACATTGGCCGGATTATGAACCGAGACCACACTACAATTATCTACGCGGTTGAGCGGGCGGGATACACAATGGAGCGCGATCCAGCCTACGCCAAGAAAGTCCAGACGCTGGTGGATATGCGTCCGGAATCTGTTGAACTGGAGAATGAAAATGGCTGAGATCGCACACGCTTCGTTCGGCGCGTCAAACGCTAAGCGCCGCATGGCCTGCCCTGGTAGCTTGAACGCGGAGTCGCGCTTCCCGGATACGTCTAGTTCATTCGCCGAACTTGGCACCGCCGCGCACGAACTCGGCGAGTATTGCATCGAGAACAATGTGGCTGACGTGTCCACGATGCTCGGCGCCACGTTCAACAATCACATTGTCGATGACAACATGGCTTCCGCTGTGCGTGTGTACGTGGACTACGTCACAGGCGTAGCGGAGGAAGAAGCTCCGGCGCTGTTAAAGCTGGAGCAGCGATTCAGCCTTGAAGCATTGGACCCACCGATGCCGATGTTCGGCACCAGCGACTGCACGATCTACGGCAAGGAGAGCGGCAACCTCTGGGTTATCGACTACAAGCACGGCCAAGGCGTAGCGGTCGACGCGGAAGACAACCCGCAGTTGAAGTATTACGCGCTGGGTGCCGTATTGAAGATTGGTGCAAGAGCGCCGATCAACGCGATCCATACCGCTATTGTCCAGCCGCGCGCACCGCATCGGCTAGGCTCTATCCGCACGCACAGCTACACTAAAGACGAGATACTGGACTTCGGCACCGACCTAATCGATGCGGCCCATGCGGCGGTGAAGGACGGCGCGCCGCTAGTAGCCGGCGATCACTGTAAGTTCTGTAAGGCAGCAGGCACTTGTTCGGCCCTGCGTGGTAACGCGCTGGCTGTCGCGCAAGATGAGTTTGGCGCGGTACGTCGCATCGACGATCTCACGCCGGAAGAAGTCTCGCAGTATATGGAACGCATTCCTCTTATTGAGGAGTGGATTAAATCTATCCGCCGCCACGCGCACAACGTTTTGGAGTCCGGTACACAACTGCCTGGCTTTAAACTTGTGGAGAAGCGCCCTACCCGCCGTTGGAAAAACGACGAGGAACTGCTTGAGTGGGCTGCGGCTGAAGGTCTTGAAGACGACGACATCTACGAGAAGAAGTTGAAGTCGCCTTCACAGATTGAGCGTATTGTCGGGAAGAAGAACTTGCCGGGTACGCTCATAATGTCTGTGTCCACTGGCCTGTCGATGGTCCCGGATGCAGACGCCCGCACGCCGGCTGCGCTACTTGCTGCCGACGAATTTGACGTGAACGAGTAAACAAGGAACTAACGTTATGACGAAAGTAATTACGCCCGAAGCTATCATCAGCTACCCCCACATTTTCGAGCCGCAGACCCCGCCTGGTGCGACCGAGCCGGTCTATAGCTGCTCACTGGTCTTCGCCGATGGGATCGACCTGACTGATATGAAGGCCGCTGCTCTCGCGGTTGGCAAAGAGAAGTGGGGCGACAAGTTCAAAGACCTCGTCAAGACCGGAAAGATTCGGATGCCATTCCGCGAAGACGGTGTCGAGAAGGGCTATCCTGAAGGCTCGACGTTCATGAACGTCAAGTCGAAGCAGGCCCCCCAGGTTGTCTCGAAGTTTGCTGGTCCGGACGGCAAGCCCGCGCCGATCACTGATCCAAAGGACATCTATCCCGGCGCCAAGGTCCGCGCTTCGCTGCGCGCGTATGCCTACAGCGTCAACGGCAACAACGGCATTGCCTTCAGCTTGGGCAATCTCCAGAAGACCGATGACGGCCCGCGCATGGACGGACGTCTGAGCGCGTCGGATGAGTTTTCTGCTGAAGCTCGTCCGTCCGCAGACATTTCGGACCTTGACGATCTGATCTAGGTCTGATTATCTACGTGCGTGAGTTGGGTCACGTACTGAAAAGCCGGGGGTTCGGAAGTCACCCCCGGCTTTTCTAGTCTAAGGCTTCCGAGATCATCTGGGTTTTCTTCGCAAGTGCCCGTGCCACAATTTCGTCTACCGAATTAGCTAGGCCAAACGACCGCACGATAACTGGCCGAGACTGGCCGATGCGGTGGCACCGCTTCGACGCTTGGGCATTCGTCGCCGGGACCCAGTCCAGTTCAACGAAGACTACCTGGCTGGCCGCAGTTAACGTGATAGCGGTAGAGCAAGCGGTGATTTGGCCGATGAACACTCGGCACGTGGGGTCGTTCTGGAACCGATCAATCTCATCTTGGCGTTCTTGGTTGCCGAGCCCGCCCACGATGTACGCCGGGTTAAACTCTGCAAGTTGCTCCCGCAGTATCTCCAGCGCCGCTTTGTGGTACGCAAACACTACGACTTTGTCGTAGGCGTTGTCCTTTAGTTCGGCTGACAACTGCGCGGCAATCGGTTTCGCTTTCGCCGTCGCTGTCAAGCGCCGCAGTGATGCAATGTGCGGCGCTATAGTATCCACCTTGTCCGACAAATCCTCTTGGGTCAGAGCGTTCTGGATGATAAGCTCGACAGCTTTGCGCTCTCGCTCGTCCCCAATGTGGTTCGTATCATTCCATCCGTCAGCCTCGACCACTGCGTCCTGCCACCATAGCGGCGGCAGTTCTTTCAGAACGGTCTCAGCTTTGCGCCGCACCATGATCGACTTCAGGATCGTCTTGAACTCGGTCATACGCTCGGTCTTGTTGCCGAGTACCTTTAACCCGAACTGCCCGTTCCACGTCTTGCAAAAGTACAGCGTGTAATCGACGAAGTTTAGCGGGTACTGCCATACCGCTTTAAGATGAGTCCAGAAATCGCTGACATCGTTAGGAACGGGAGTGCCGCTAAGAAGCCACACACGGTCAGCGAAACGAACAAGACCGTCGCCACGACAATGCTGACCGTATAGATACTTTGTGCGCTTAGCTTGACGGTTCTTGAGATAATGCGCTTCGTCAAGGACGATAACGTCGGGGGCCAGTGCAGCGATTTCATTGCGCGCGTCCTTCGATTGCGTGAGTTTGTCGTAAGAGTAGACGAGGACTTGCCGCTCGGCAGTCCCCCACTTTTCGAACTCGCGCTTCCAATTGATCTTGGCAATCGCCGGGCAGACCACGACGACTTTCTTCAGGCCGAGCATATCGCACGCGGCGATGACCTGGATTGTTTTGCCTAAGCCTTGCTCATCCGCGAGAAACGCGGCGGGGTTTTCGGCGAGGAACTTCGCTCCCGTCTTCTGATACTCGAATAGATGTTTCACTCTCCAACCTTTCTGCGGCGTAGCAGGCGATGAGCGCGGCATCCGCCCGACCGTCGTCCTTCTTCCGTGCGAAGAGGTGCGCCTGATCGGGGAATAATTCTTGCGCTCTTGCCCGGCTTCCGTCCTTTCCGCCGAATAGACGCATGGCCTTAGTCCACGTCTGCGGAGGAATCAATGAGAAAGGAATGTCCAGCGCGGCGAGAACACCTTCGAGTACACCCGCCGCTCGGCCAAAGCTGAAAGTAGAGACTACGCCTTGGCCCGGCATCGAGTGGACTTTCTCGACGGCTGCTGTGCAAGCGCCGGCATAGGGGTGTAGCGCACGAGAAAGGGCCACGGCGTCAACTTGATTGACGGTTCGCGGCCCTCGCTTGATCTTCGTAGTGGGCATATCAATCACGACAATCGAACGGTCGTCCGTGTCGAGAATAACTAAAGCGCCAGAAGCGCCGGGGTCCACGCCCATGATTTTCATGGGCGGACAGTAGACGCTTAGAACTTAGTGCGCAAGTGACTACGTGGCCCCAGCTTCTTACGGTGCCGAAGAGCCGCTGGCTTACTACGACGCTTTGGTTTTGGTTGTGGGCGCCACGCGCCTTTCACTACAGTCTTTGCCATTACTTAGCGCCCTGCTGCCGCTGGAGGATTTCATATTTGACCGCGTCCCGGTACAGTTCACGAGCCTCGTCGAAGGCTTGGCGGAACACTTTACGTTTTGTCTCATCGTCGAGGCCCACGTACCACGGCTGTTTGACAATGCGGTCAAGGCCCTGCTTGGCGATAGCTCCCGAGGTATAGGCGAACCGGCGGTGCAAATCTTCGGGAATGTCGTAGGACTTTCCTTCAATCTTGACTTTCTTATCAGGTTTGCCGGCGAGGTACATGATCCGCGCAGCTTCCGTCTTCGCCGGGCTAGACTTATCCGTCTCCGATACGCGGACTGGCGACAGAAGGTTATACGCTACACCCGCCACGCCGCTTTCTTCCGGAGAGGCGAAGCCTGTGCGCGTAATTCGGTCGCCCCAAGGGTCGAGACGCGATGGGATGTTGTCGCTAAGGCCTGGCATTTTCGCCTTAGCGGTGTTGATGAGCTGCCCGGCGAAGGTGTCTGCGACGGTGTCCCGCAAGATAGGGTCAACGGAAGAAGCCGTCTGTCCCGCCACGTTCGGGATAAAGGACGACGCCATGCGCAGGAGATACCGTTCGCCGTAGCGGTCTGGATCAGAGAACACTTCCATCAAGTCGGAAATACCCTGAAGGTATGTCTTGCTTGCTAAGTTCTTGGCGATGGAAAGCGTGATGGCGGTAGCCGCGTTGTCCGATTCCTCTTTGCCCATATACTTACTTTGCGTAGCAAAATCAGCAGCAAGACCCAACTGAAGGGCCAGAGGCTCCAACCGGCCATATTGATAATACTTGTCGCCGATCTTAATGCTCTGTGGTTGCCAGCCTGTAGCAAGCAGAGCCGCCCGCTGCTTAGGGTCGCTGGGTCCATTGCCGGTAATTTGGCCCGCTTCAGCTAAAGCTACGACACTCCCGGCAACGGCGGTTCCGAGTGTAACGCGGGCCAACGCCTCGTCACGCACACGCCCACCCGCACGGATATCGCGCCAAAAACTAGTGGCGAGTGGGGCCAGCGGTGTGCGGCCAAGCCCTTGCTTGATGATATTAATCGGAGTCCGCAGGAAAGGGACGATAAACTGCGCAGGCCACACAGTCCGCGTGAATTTCTGTGAGGCTTTACCCCACTTTCCTAACTCATTCTGGAACGTCATAACCGCAGCTTGCTTATCTGCTGCGGCCTTCATCTCCTTGGTCGGGTTCTCTAGGTACTGCTTGTACAGCGCGGCGCGCTTGGCGGTGTCCTTGCCCGCTTCCGCTACAGCTTTCTGGTACGCCTGCGCCGCGAGTTCACCCCGGCCATTGATCGCTTTGAAGAGTTCATCTTCCGCAGTCAGGAAGCGCGAGGGGATACGGACGATCTTGCCCGTGGTGCCGCCGATTGAGGTGCGCTGGCGCTCTACCGCGGAGACGCCGCTTGGCGCTTCGCCGGTACGAAGAGCTTGCGCGAATAGACGCAGTCCGTCCTTAGCCCCTTGCACCATCCCGACAATCCGCGCTCCTACTTCACCTGACGCAATGCGGTCGGGTGAGCGAAGAACCTTTCCGTAAACTGAAGCAAGCGCCTTCTCCGGGATCGACAGCGCCGAGAACAAAGCATTCGACGTGACGTTGACCGCGTGCGTGGTAGGCCCGGCGAGAAGACCGTTGATCCAAAGCTCGGTGATCTTGTCCCCGAAACCTGGCTTGACCGACTCCCCAACAAACTTAGAGATAGCTTCCGGCGAATTGAGCGTACCGACTTTGCGTAGGAAATCGTCAATAGCGGCGGGGTCCGTGATGTCGGTAAACTGGCCGATAGCCATCTCGACCGCGCGAGATTTATCGGACCCCTGTACTTCACGAAGAGCGCGCATGGCACGGCCAAGTTCGGCGGTGGAGCCGGCAAGCTGCTCTTGAAACGCAGCCTGGCGCATGACCGCTTCAAGCGCCTTAGTCCGCAAGTTTTGGTCGCCCGTCGCAGCGTACTCGCGCGCAGTATTGAAGAGGTCTTCGGCGCTGGCGACAACCGCCCGGCGTGCGGCGGTGGTTTGTTCGGCGTTGAGCGGCTGGCCGATCCTGCGGCCAATGATGTCTTCGAGTTCCACCTTATCCGCAAGGTTGTTGATCTCGTCGATAGACATCACGCCGCGACGGGCCTCGATGAAGGCGTCATTGCTCTGCGATACTTCGTCGATAAGCCGCTTTACGTCATCTGTAGCATCGAGTTTAGAGACGTTGATGTTGCCGATCTTATCCGCGATGGGCGCTACATCTTCGACCGGAGCCGCCATGTTCTCCAACGTCTTTGCGGCCCGTGCGACATTCTCCTGTGTGACGGGGATAGTCGGGCTGGTAGGCGCAAAATCTGGGGCTGCGGCTACAATAGGTTTTGGTATCGGCGCGGGAGCAATGTCTTCCGCTATGACAACTGGTTCAACTTTGGGCGCGCGAACACGTGGAGCCGGGGGCGGGGTAACTTCAGCCGCGACTTCGGCGATACGCGGCAGCGCCGGCACAGTGCGCGATGGGAGTTCCGGGATTGCCGCGAACGGGTACTTCATCGTCGCGAAGTCCGCGATGCCAAGTGCCTGTTCTGCGAATGACTTCGGCGTCTGTTTGACGCTGGTCAACGCTTCAATCGCAGGAAGCACACCGATGTTCTCAAGCAACTGACCCGCGCCTTGGGCGGCGCCCATAAGTCCGGCGGTTGCCGCCGTGTACCCGGCTGCGCCTACATCGCCGAGTGGCGCGTACAGATACTTCCCGAGAACGCCGAGGTCCTCGATTGCTTTGCGGTTTCCAGGGTCTAAGCCAAGCGAAGGCTCTGCCGCGAAAACATCACCGGCCCCAGCTATCGCGGCGCCAAGGGGCGTCTGACTTGCTGGGCTGGGCGCGGCTTGCGGCAGCGCCGGGGTGAGTTCCCCGCCAATGCCTGGCTCGAAGCGTGCGCCCTTGCCGTAGTCCACCATCTTCTGTGTGAGGGTGGGGTCAAGCGTTACGCCGGCAAGCGCGGCTTGGTCGATAAGTGTTTGCGCGCTGGCCCCGCTGTCCAGCATTTGCTGAAGCAACTGCGCCAACGTCGCGCTAGACTGAGACTGCGCTGTAGTGTTGGCGTCTGCCATTTATACCTCGTAATTTTTACCGGGGGGCGGGCGGTAGTATATTTTGGGGGAGTAGGAGACCGGCAGCTTTCGGTTTAAGGCCAGTGTTGACTGGCCGCAAGGTCTGCGACTTAGGCGCCCACACTGCGAAGCCTTGGTCCGTCTGAACAAGCTGGCCGCGTTCCGCTGCGCCAGCCGTGCGCCCTGCGTTAGCCGCCGACTGCGCCATTTCCTGACGCCGGATGCCGAGCGACTGTACTTCATACGGCGAAAGGTTCTTGGGCAGAGAACGCTGCTGGCCCGCGTCATCGAGGACTGGCTTGCCTGAGTCTGAGTCAACGAGGATCAGCTTGTCGCCAATGTCCTTGTACTCAGTCTTGGCCGGAAGGCTCCAATCGGCAAGCTGAGTGGTGCCGTCTTGGTAGGCAATGCGCGTTTTACCGTCCGCATCGCGGATGATCTGCTGCACCTGCTTAGGGCGAAACGCTTCGGTTGACACAGTCTTGAATGCTTCAGCCGTATCCATATTCTCCAGAAGGCCGCGCTTATCTTCCGGCATCGTGCTGGCGTACTGCGTTATAAACGCCTTCTGCTTCTGCTCCTGCTCGGCCTTCGCCTGAAGCTGCGCAAGCTGCAACTGGGTGGACGTGCGGTTCTGCGCCATCTGACGGGCCTGCGCGATAACGTCTTGTGGCGAAGTCTGCGAACCGCGTGAGGCGGACTTCAACAGCGCGCCAAGCGTAGTCAGCTTTTCACCACCAGTGAGCGACGAGCTAAGATCGCCGGCCAGCAGCTTCTGCATATCCTGAAGATACGTGCTGCTGCCCGCAACAGGCGCCACGTCCTGTACTTGCTTGTTTGTGCCGAGGCCGAGAAATGAAGGCAGAGACATAGACCGTCCTTATTAGAAAATGCCGAGCGACTTCAACCCGCCGAGAACACCAGCAATATCGCCAGCCGAACCGAGGAAGCCCTGCCCTGGCGTGGTGGTCGTTCCGGTCGACGACTGCACGTTCGGTAGGCCGGTAAGGCCCGACTGGAGAATCTTAAGTTGCTCGACCGGGTAGCCGCGCTGCGCGAGGAAGTCGTTGTATGCAACGTCGAGGTTCTGCTGAGCCATGCCGCGCTGCTGCTGGCCGGCGCCTTGAAGCATACCAGCGTAGGTCTGCTGCTGCTGAAGCGCCTGGTTGCCGTAGTTGGCAAGGGCGGAAGCGCCGGCAAGCTGCTGGCCCGGCAGTGCCTGCGCAAAGCCTGCGGCTTGGCCGTAGCCCTGGCTGTACAGGTCAGCCAATGTCTGCGCCGTGTTCAGGTCCTGCTGCCCCGCAAGCTGGGCTTCGTAAACGCCGCGACGCTCATTGCCGAATGCCTTCGACGCCGCAAGCTGCGCCTTGGTAGCAGCGTCGCGTTCCGCGCGGGCCTGCGCCAGACGTGCCATTGTGGAGTCGACAACCTGAGACTGATACGGGTTCATGAAACCCTGCACGTTCTGCTGGAACTGCTGCGGGTTGAACATCGCGGCCTGCTGGGCGATCTGAGTGGCCTGCGCCAACTGCGGCGAACCGACCTGGTTGTTCACTGCCTGCTGCGTAATGTCGAACGCCTGCTGTTCGGCGGGGCGGAAACCAGCAACACGCGGGCCGCCATACGGCTGGTACGGCAACTGAGAAACCTGAGTTGCGGCGTTGACGTTGCGCGTCAAGGCTTCCCTAATGAACGGGTCCAGCGTATTCTGCTGAGTTGTCGTAGCGGTTTGGCCACCCTTAGACATCGCCTATAATTCCTTAGCTACCGTCGTGCAGAGATGTTTTGCGCCACGGCTTTCTAAAACTCTTACCCAGCCCTTCCTACCAGAAACCGATAAGGATGAACACCCTACTACCTTAGCATAGATTTCGATGGAATCCCACATCTCTAATAGTTCTTCCAAGTTGCCACCGGCTAGGAATATATGGAACACTTTCTTTTTCGGGTAAACGTATATCTCGGTAATAGCGGCGCTGTTCTTACCCGGCCAGAGTAGGAACCTGTTCTCGTCCACGCCCTGCCAGATATCTTCAATGTCATGTGTGCCATTGGCGTATAGTAGCGCGTCGTCGAGCCAGCCTTTGCAACGATCAAATTCCCTACGGAGGTCCATCTTACTGCTGAACCTGGGTTACTTGCAGTACCGCTGCGGGGGCGGTCGGCGCGAAAGCGGTAGCCGCTACGGTGTCGATAGTTATGTTAGTGCTGTCTGCCGCGAACATAACTTCAACGTAGCCGCTGGCCGCAAGCGATACTGTTTCCGCCAGAGCAATAGGAACGTAGCCCCCGTTAATGTCAGTCGTCACGATCCGCGCCGAGTTGGCGATGTCAGTTCCGTTTTTGCGGAACCAAACCCACACTGTCTTGGCGGATGAACTACCACTCGTGATCTGTAGGTTTACGTCGAATTGGTACAGCCCAGACTGAGGCACAACGATGCGCGACGCTGGTGAACCAATCGATACGCCGTTTGAGATCTGGGCGCTGTCGAACGTGAGCGGGTACGCGGTGTTGGTGACGGCGGGAGTCTGGTCAGTCGTCTTGGAGAATACGCCGTAATACTGCATCTGCATAATTATCGGGCGCACGAAGATGACGCCAGTGGTGGCGTTAGAGACGACACACGCCGCGACGGGGATGACGTTGTCCGGCGCAGTCGGCTTGATCTTAGTGAACGCCCCGGCGGTAGTAGGCGAAGCGTAGAGAATATCGCCAGGACTAAACGCGCTGGTATCGAGATCGCGCACAAAGCCCCACGTAGTGCAATAGCCTTTCTCACCGCTGTCGGGCAGATCGTGCGTCATTACTCCGAGGACATAGAGCGACGGACTAGACCCATTAGCCAAGTACGGTGCCACCAGAAGAGCGTTAGGCGTGGCGCCCGCGAACCCGACTACCGTCCCGTTGGGGATCGTCACGCCAGTCGTGTTGCCCACACGAGCGTAAGTCTCTTGGCCGATCTGCTGGATAACGTTGTATTCCATGCCGAGATCGAGCGTCGCGTCCGTGACGTTCCACGACAGCGAACCCGTATCCGGCGTGTGGCTATCGGTAGTTATGAAAGCCGCGTCGGACGCAATCAGTTTCGCCGGCTGGTAGACGCCGACGTCCTGCCCCTTCTCGTACAGCGTGTTCGAGTAGAGTTCGATCAGTCGGTTGCGCTGCGCTTCGTAGGCAGCGGTATAGACGCCGGGTGGCGGCGGGAGTTTAAGGCTCATCGCCGCCCACCCGGAATGCCGTTGAGCCGCTGAGTGCCGACACGCCAGTCGGAAGGAGTTGTTGTGGTCACGCGCATCTTAATCTGGCGCCCGTTAAAGCGGACAGACGTAGGCTGTGTCAAGCTGTACGGGCCATGCGTTGTTTCGGTGTCGGTAGGGTAGTAGCGCGTTTTGAACGTGGCCGAAACACTGCCGATGTTGCGCTCATCCGGGATGAGTTCGTTGATGTACAGCACGTTGTCGCCGTTGCCGATTTGGAACGGGCCAGTCTCGGCGTAGGGAAGCGCGCCATCGTAGTTGAGGCCAGTCTCGTGGTCGTAGATGTAGCCGTTTGTCCCGACCATAATAGGATTGCGGAACACACTGCGGTCTGTGCCTGCGGTGCGGGCCAAGGTCCCTATCGACCAGTGGTTCTCTAGGTAATCCCAGGCAACGTAGCTATCATTTTCGTTAGAGTTGGCTGAGGGGTAGAACCACCACACCTCGTTGTACTGCGAGTTGTTGACCGCGTAGACTTTGGAGATTTGATCGGTGTTGATGTTATTAAAGACGAAGTCGTAGACTTCGCACGGCAGCGGCTTGACGTAACCGTCGTAGATATGGAAGCCCTTGACCCCCATCCAAACAGCCAAGTTGTCGAGAACAGCGACAGCATTCGCCGACACAACGCCGCAAGCACGGCCTGCGATTTCCGCTTGATAGACAAACGGCTGGCCTACGTAGGTCAGAGTGTGCGCGTCGATGTCTGTAAGGATCAAGTTCTGACCGCGAACGCGCTTACCGCAGATAATCTTGCCCGTAGTTTGCAGGATGATACTGCCGGCGTTGTTGGTGCTGCTTGGCGTCCAGACCGTATTATCTTCGAGATCGGACCAGGCGACCTTACGCGCATCGCCGGACGCGCCAAGCGCGAACAGCGACCGCTCGGCTGTGACGAGCAGGCCCTGACAGTTAGTCGGAGCGTTTGTGATCGCTGCGGCTTTGGTCGGCGTTGTAAAATCAAGTTGCCATTCGTAGAGTTTTCCGTCCGAAGTCGAACAGCCCACAAGGTACTCGCCCCAAGTATCAAGGCTCCAAGTTGTAGCGGGTGTGACCGTTCCGCTATCGGGACGCGGCGTGCCGTAAAACGCAGTGCCGTAAGTTCCGATGCCGTAGCCGGCACCCGTCGAAGCGTCATTAGTACCGGCGGTGAAACCGGTTGGCGTGATGTCCACGAGTGCGCTGGACTGCGTCATGGCGTAGAGTTTTGACGATGTACCAAAGCCGCCGAAGCGCACACCGCCGTTGGTTTTCCAAGTAATCAGGCCGCGACATTTGCCGGTAAGAGTGGACGAACCACGGCGTTCCCAGCCACCGACAGGCTGCATGGCACCTTCGGTCCAACGTACAAGATTGACGTCGTACCACCGGCCTGAGGACTGAAGCTCAGTCCCGTTACGGTAGACTCCGGGTGGAATGTTAACTGGAATAAGCGCCATAATACTATCCGTGCGTAAAAGCCTAAGTTCTTATATCACTTCTTCGACTTTTTTACAGCCTCAGTCCACGCTTCAATAACGAGCCGGTGCTTCAGTGAACAGTCGGCGTATTTTCCTAAAACTTCAAGCTCCCATATCGCGCGGTCGGGATCGACTAACGCGGCGGGGGGCGCCAGCAACACCGGGCAGTTACTCGCTAGATTGGCCGGCGGCAGCGGCATTGGCGCGACTGACACCGTCTTCGAGCAAGCGGGCAACACGAGGATCAGCAGCGCAAACAGCAGGAACCGCAGGAAGTGCGCGGTAAATCTCGCGGACTGTGTTAGTGGACTGAACAGTAGTCTGGTCCAGTGTAGCGCGCTCGGTCTCGTACTTGGCCGAAAGATCATCAATCGTCTCCTGCATAACAGCGCGTCTCTGCTCGGCGTGTTCGAGTGCTTTAGCCACAGCGGCGTCGCACTGCCAGTCCCGGACTTTCCAACCACCGAACGCGGCGAAGACCAGCGCAGCACCGGCAATGTACGGAAGAACCGAGCTAGTCAGTAGGCGCGTCAGCATTGTCGGCCCCCTTAACCTTACCCCATTCCCGGACTGCGAAGATAGTAGCACAACTCACGATTGTCGCGGCTAGGTCGGTAAGTGAGATCGGCGTGTTTGTCGTCAACGGCAGCACGATAGCATTGACGATCACCGCGCCGGCAATGCCAACGCAAGTGACCGGGCGCCACCATACCCGAATGCGCTCAAGTACAGCGCGCTCTAATCCAGCCAATGTCATGGGTAGTTCTTCCACGGAAGTTGCCAGTGCGGCCCGTCCTTAAACGTCCTCCAGTCGCCACCCCATTCGATAGGAACTTTGAGATCAGCCGCTGCTTGCTTAACGGCCTTAGCGATCTTGTGGTACAGCGGCCAATCCCAGCGAATCTCCCCGCCGATAAATGCGGCGAGATCGACGGCGTGTCCGGTCAGATGGCGCGAACGCATAGTCTTTGAGGCGCCGGACTTAACAAGCTGCTGCTGCCTGGCCGCAGTGCGCAGCCCTTCGAGAACAGTGAAGTCTACTTCGCTTAGTTTAATGGCGCGCTCAACCACGCGGACGAGATCAGGGTGAACACCCTTGAGCCGCTCCTTCGACTTGGCGCCTAGAGCGAAGGGCATTACCCGCCTACCTTAATCTTCAGCGCGGTCCAGATAATACCCGCCGCGACAATCAGGCCCGATAGCCACTTAATGAAAGCCACAACGCCAGATGCGGTCTTCCACGCATCGACCAGCCCGGATACTGCGGTAGATAGATCAGCTACCTTCTCCGTCAGATCAACGATCTCTTTCTGGAGCAGGGCAATTTGTACGTCATGGTGTGGATCGGTCATGATAGTAAACCAAGTTAGAGTTAGTCGTTAGCCGCAGCGGTTTCCACCCACGACAGAGTTTCTTCATCCCAGAAGTAGGGCTTTCCGTCATCCGGGCGCGCCACTGGCGGCATCCAGAGACACGTCTCTAGGTCAAGCACCCACGATGGATACGGCTCTGGCGCGTAGAAGGCGTCAAGTACCAGATCGTAGGTGTAGCCGATCCCCGCGAAGTTCTTGCGCAGCGGACGCCCTTCGGGGTGCTGCCCGCCGTGAGTATTGTACGAGGTTTGCACGAACAGCGCAGGATCGCCGAACAGGCCGGTGTCGATGACATCCGGCTCGATGACTAGAACTTCGGCAACGACGCCGTCGATGACTTTGGCAAAATGGCTCATGCGGTGTAGCTCCCGGATGAGGTGAATTTGAGGATCGTGTCCGACCCGGATGTCGTCACTGTTGGCGAACCAGTGGTCACTCCGCTGTAACTAGCGGTAGGCACAGAGAGGATGACAACGCCGGAACCGCCCGCACCGCCGAGGCGCAGGGTGCCGTTAGCGCCGGCACCGCCACCGCCACCACCGGTATTCGCCGTCCCTGCCGACCCGGCTGCGTCCGCGCCACCCGCACCACCACCGCCGGCACCGCCCGCGCCTGCCGTACCCGTAGTGCGCTTGCCCCCGCCACCACCGCCCGCGTAGGTTACTGAGGTGCCGGTGATCGAGGACGCGGTACCCGCGCCACCGTCCGGGATAAAGGCACCCGCTGTGCCCGCTGCGCTGGCGCCGCCACCGCCGCCCGCTCGTTGGGCGTTTGCGTCTGTAGTGCTGTTAGAGCCATCACCGCCTGCGTTGCCTTGTCCGGAGGTGCCCGCTGCGCCTGGGGTCAACCCCGGCGCGAGGAATGTACCCGCGCCGCCGCCGCCAGAGCCGCCAGTTGTCGGCGAATAGATCGTCACCCCGTCGCCCGTAGAACTACCGCCGCCACCGCCACCGATAGCGGAGAACCCTAGCGCCGAAGAACTACTACCGCTTCCCCCAACTGCCGAAGATGCGGGCGCGGCACCGCCAGCGCCAACGGTGATCGTGTAAGACGTGTTCGGCTGCAAAATGGACGTACCACTGAGCAGCCCACCGGCCCCGCCCCCACCGGTACCTGTGTTGGTAGTCGCGCTACCGCCCGAGCCGCCACCGGCAACAATCAGATAACTGGCGGAGTACGGACCTTTCGCACCCATCCCGGCCAAGGCGCACATAATACCGGACATTAGCTAATTCCTGCGCCGGAGATTACCCAAGTAGTAGAGGAAACCTTAATGCAAGTAACGAGACCGTACTGCGCGAGAGTGCGCGAACCGGTGTTGGCCGTGCCAGCTTGGCGCAGCGTGTCGGTGGTGATGCTGATTGTCTGGCTGCTACCGCTGTTGTTATAGATCGAGATAGCCGTCCCGACCGGGAAAGCTACTGACCCGTTCGCTGGGATCACAACACCGCCGGTCGTGATGCTGACGTGCTTGCCGGCGTCAGCCAGCACCAGAGTGTACGCGCCAGTCTGTGCGTTCTGCGGGATGCCACGCAAGCCGATGGAGTCGGCGGAGATGGTCCCGCTGGCGGCGATGGCTACGTCCTGCTTGAGCGAAGTGATGTCCGTGTTGGCGCCAGCAGCAGCTTTGCCGCTTAGCTGCGTCTGAAGCGGCGAGGTTACACCGTCGAGGTAGCCAAGCTCGGCTGGTGACAAAGTAGCACCATTCGCGAGAACGGTGCCTGCGACGGCAAGCGTCTTGCCGCTACCGATATTGAGGCCAACGCTCGTACCCGTGCCGTCCGCCTTAAACAGCGCGTCAACGAGGTCGAGGTCCGAGTTGAGCTTCGTCCCCCAAGTGTCGGCGCTGGCGCCTACTTCGGGTTTCGTAAGTCCAAGGTTCGTCGTGGTAGTATCAGCCATAATTCACCTCAGTGCTTAACCAAATGTACGGAAGCGCGACTTAAGTTTCGACGAGCCGATGCGGGCGCGCTCATCCGCAAGAAGCATATCATCGATAAGTTTCTGGTAAATCCCGGCCCACGTAGCGATGCGCTCATCTTCCTTGAGGTAAGGCGCGCTCTGAATAAGAGCGCCGTACAGGTAGATGTCCGGGCTTTCGGTAAGTAACCAGTTAGTCGTTGTGCTGTCGCTAAGCGTCGGAACTTTTGCGTAGTACAATAGTTCAGTATCGTAGCTAATATTGGGGGTCGGAACAACTTGGAATTGTTCGCCAACAACTGTGTAGAATAGGGGCTGCTGCGCCGCGCTGTACACCATGCTCTCTTCGAGTGCTTGCTCCGGCGTAACGAATACCAGCGGCGTAACCGGGTTAGTATTAAGCTGGAACCGAATTGTCTGGAGCCAGTCAGCCGGGAAAGAAGTGTAGGGACCGCTCAAGCTCGACTGCAAGCGTGTCACCATCTTACGGTGGCGGACACTGCGGTTAAACTGTGCTTCAGCCATCGCAATAAAATCCGGGATGACGTTGTCTAGGTCACTACGGTTCAGCCAATTCCCGACAGCGGTCTTCAGTTCTGCATATGTCGTGATAGCCATTAGACACTCCCCGGACGCACACGCCACATAGCATTAGCAGGATCGTTAAGCCACTTCACAAGTTCCTGCTGGTCGTCCAGGATACCCTTCTTCTGTAGCTCGTAGTAGACCGTCATCGGGATGCGGCCTACGTGGGTTAGATCGCCCCACCGTTTCGGGGCGGAGTCAAACGCGGCCCGGTTAGACTCAACAATCCCGGTAACGTCCTGCTCTTTTACGATGACGGCGTCGTCGTTTGTGCCATCATATTCAAGATAGGTCTTGATGCCGGTGACTGCATCGTCGGAGATAAGGCGCTTTGACATCTAACGTATCCTCAAAGGTTAGGGGGTAAGCCTAAACTTACCCCCGCCCCTCTGTCAATTAGGCCGTGGTAAGGTCGGCGGCGATGCCGTGAGCGGCTTCGTTCGAAACCTTCAGACCGTACTCAACCAGCATCAGGCGCTTCTCAGCGTCGCCGGTCTTCGCCAGTTCCATCTGCTGGATCGGACGCAGGATCGCCAGCGATGCGTAATCAGGATCGATGACGAAGGCGTCACGAGCGCGCTGGAAGCGGTTCGGAACGATGTTGACGGTACCGAAGTCCGACACATACACGTCGGCGGCGCCAACGATCTGGGCCTGCTGGCCGGCGGGGACGTCACGGAAGCGGGTTGCGATGCCGTCGAAAGCCGACGCAGCCTGCTTGTTGAACGCGCCAACCATCAGCATCTTCGGCGTGCCGCCCGAAGTCCAAACCTGCGAGACAACGTCCTTCAGGATGGTTTCGGTGAACGCACGCTGCGTACCATCGGTACGAGCCGAGATGCCAGCGTTGCTGGTACCGTCCGAAGCCTTGTTGACGTTGGTCTTGATCCAAGCGGGCAGACCAGCGGTACGGCGGGCGGTGGTGGTGTTACCGGCAACTGGCGACTGGTTGGCAAGCAGGGCGCTTTCCATGTCGCGCTTCAGTTCCGAACCCAGCTTGGCAAGCTGATAGGTCAGTTCCGAACGACGGCCAGCCTTGTCCAGAGCTTCGAGCGTACCCGAGATCACGACGTTCTTGGTCGAAATCTGAGTGTAGTTGCCAACGCGGGCGGTTGGGGTAACGGCGCCGAACGACGAAACATCATCACCTTCGAGAGCGGCGTTAGAAGCCGATGCAGCGGCGAGGCTGTCGGTCTGCCATTCGTAGTAGGTGTTCTTAACGTTCTCGCGACCGATGTTCGAGATGAACGGGGTTTCTTCCGGCGAGATGTTATAGATGACGTTCGACAGGTCTTCCCGGATACCGATAGCCGAATAGCGGGTGAAAGTATTTGCGACAATAGCCATTAGTAAAATCCTCTTATTCTAAATAAGTTTATCCAAAAGCGCAGCCGCATCTAGGATACGGCCAGAACGCGCAAGACGCTGTGACGCTCTCTTTACATCGGTTGTACCCGTCGTGACTTGAGTACCCTGCGATCCCGGCTTTACAATTCGCGCTACCTTTTTAGTTGTAGGCGCTTTTGATTGAGCCACGGTCTTGGTACCCTTATCGAACAGCATGGCTTTACGTAGGATGGCAATGTGTGACGCTTGCTGGAGGGAGTTAACTTCCTGTTCCGACAAGCCTTGCGACATAGCCCAACTGCGAAGATCGTTGACTTCCCGGATCAGCGTTTCCTGGTTCTTCCACTCAGGGATAACTTCAGGCAACTTGGTCCGTTCGGCCTCAATAAACGCCGTCATATTCCGCTGCTGTTCTTTGGCGTTTTCCTGCTGGAGACGCTGCTGCTCGGCCTGGATGGCACTGAGCTTTTGCGTTTGTTCCTCGCGGGACTTGCGCCAATGACGTTCCAACCGCGCTGCCTCAATGGGGTCCTCTTCGTAGAGGTTATCCCAATCAGGCTCCGCAGCAGCGGCCTGCTCAAGCTGCATACGCAGCGCGGGCAGAAGCTGCTCGTATTGAGCGCGTTCATTACGGATAGATTCTACTTCAGCCTGGAGCGTTTTGCGCTCGTTGGACAAAGCGGTTGCTTTCCGCGTATAGTCTGCCGTCCTGGAATAACCGTTCCGAAGTTCAGCTAGGGTGACTTCCACTTCCTCGCCATCAACTTTAACCTTGATAGTGAGGTCTTCCGAAAGTTCCTGCGTAGCTTCTTCGTTGTTATCTTCGTCCGACAGTTCTGAGTCGTCAGCTTCAAGTTCTTCTTCAGCGTGCCCGTCGGCGTTAGCTTCGTCGTACTCTTCTGCTTCAGTCTCATCACCCGTTTCCGGGTCTAGCGCCTCAGTCTCTTGGTTATCCTCTTCAGGGCCGAGAAGTTTACTGATGGCAAGAGTTGCTTCGTGAAGTCCGATCCCGGTATCGGGGTTGCCGTCCTCATTGGCCATATATCACCTTTTGTCTGTGATGTTAACTCCTCGACGCAATATTACCGTCGTCGAGGATTGCTCGAAGTCGAGCCTTCAAACGCTCAAGACACTTGAGCGTAAGAAACAGGTCAGTGCGCTCATCGTAATTATGCACTGAAGTATCTTTCCATTCGTCGAATACATCTTTCTCAATACGAGCGAAACAGTCGACGAGCAACTCATCTTCTAATAGCCGTCTAGCGTGAAGGCCACGGTCTACTAAAGTTTGCTTATCCATTAGGCTTTGCCCCACCAAAGAAGTTCCACTCCGGACCTTGGCCGTAGGTTTCGTAGTCGCCTTGGAACGGCGTCGAAGCGCCACGAGTAAAGGTCGGCAGAACGCCTAGCTGCGAGGTATAGGGCGTCATCGCCCCCGCGCTACCACCGCCTTGGCCTACACCAAGCATATCAAGCGCGCCGCTGCCCAACGAATAATACTTCATGATCTGGTTCAGTAGGCTGCTCTCGCCCGGCTTCAGCGTAGAAGGTTCGGTGATGTTTGACGTGTTTGGCGCCAATGTAGTCGCGGCAGGGAGCGTCATGATCTGATCGAGGGTAAGCGGCGGAGGGGCCACAGGCGGTGTAATCGGCTTGGCGCCTTCCACTACGATCTCATCGGCAGGCTGGTCGTAGACCTGGTCGCCGTAGTTAACGGGGCCGGGCTGTGCGGCAGCGAGTGCGGCGCCCAGAGTCCCGGCGGTAAACGCAGGGGCAAGTGCGCCTACACCGGCAGCAGGGGCACCAGTCACGACGATCTCGCCAAAAGCCGGAGCCAAGGCGCCAAGCCCACCAGCCGCTGCGGCTGTACCGGCTGCGGCGGGGAGACCGAAAACGCTAGTGCCGGCGAGTTGAGCGCCTACGTCAGCGAGTACAGTCCCGATGCTCGGCATCGCGCCAGCCGCCCCAGCGCCTGCTCCGGCGCCGAGACCCAATGCGCCGAGGCCGAAACCGGCTCCAGCCAGCGCGAGCATCGGTACGATCATGCTGCCGAAGCTGCCGGCGTTTGAGCGGTCAAACAGTTCGGTGCCAGGGGTGTAGTTACCTTCGGCGTCGGCCTGGTACAGTTTCCAGTCTTTCTTGTCGCTCGATAGGTCGACAAGTTTCTGCATTTCTTCTGGTGAAGAAGCGCGGCCAATGACGTCCCCGTTAGTCGGGTTCACCATCACGTACTGCTGGCCCGGCTGGAAAACAGTCGGGGCGGCGTTGCGGTAATCAAATCCGCCTTGAGCGTTAGGGACGCCGACCTTGTCGCCAGTATCAAACCGATAGACCATGCTCGGGTCGTAGGCAGCGCCGGGATCGGAAAGCACGTTGAGCGGTGTGGTGTTGACCATGCTGAGGTCCCAGCCATTTAGGTAGTCCACGACAGGCTCAGCGTAATTTGGCTGTGCAGTGGGCAGGCCCTGCTCCCCCGACAATAGCGCCTGGATCAAACCCGCTTGCTCTTCAGACGTACCGTAATAGGGGTCAGCCATCACATCATTCCTTCAGGCGGCATTGGGGGCTGTTCAGGGGTGGGGGCCGGCTGTGCCTGAGCAGCTTGTGCAGCCTGCATCGCGGCAGTGGCGACAGCGCGCTGCGTCTCGGCCTGTTGGCGGGTGGCTTCGCGGTCGCGCTGGATCATCGCGTCGATCTGAGCGGTGTTGACCTGGGCGCCGTACTTGGCCTCGATCTCAGCAGCCTTCAGCATAACTTCGGCGTCGAGCTTATCGCGTTCGCGGTCGTCCTTGCGCATCATCTCTTCGCGCTGAAGCTCAAGCTCTGCGGCCTTTTTCTGGATGTCGGCTTGGATAGCCTGTACCTGAACCTGTGCCAAAATCTGCTCAGGCGATGGTGGGGGTGGGGCCGGAGGCGGCGGAGGCGGCTGGTTCGCCGGGTCCTTGAAGAACATACTGGCGTCCTTGAACCCGGCCATGGCCAGCATCTGCGCCAAGGTATTGCGGTACTGCGACAGGTCAACCATCGGGTTGTTGTCAACGCCGCCCTGCTGGATCAGCATTTCCTGCTTGGCTGCGATCTGGCCGAGGAAGTTCATCTTCTCTTCGGTCGAACCGGACCCCAGCGCCACGTTGACGATAACGTCCATGTTCGAGTTCCAAACACGCGGGTCGATTGGCACGAACTGGTTGCTCAGGCGTACCATGCGCGGCGCGTCCTGGTTCATCGTAATCAGCTTCAGCGCCTTATCGAACAGCAGCTTCATGCCAGTCTCGGCGAAGATACGGCAGATCAGTTCGATATGCTGCTGCGCGGCAGTGATTGTCGCGGCCACGGCGGCGCGAGTCGAAGACTGAAGCGCGTCAGCGTCAAGGCCGGCAGCGGCCTTGCTGATACCAGTACGGTTCTCGCGCAGTTCGTCCATGTAGGCCAGCATCGGAAACGCGGCCTGACCAACAAACGGCTGATTGAACGGCTGCACCATACCTGGCGCGCGCATCCGGATGATGCCGCCGACTTCGGTGTTCATAACGTCTTCGAGGTTGACTTGGCCCTCAACAACTGCGGTGCGCGGGTGGATCGACTGCGCCAAGCTGTCCAGCATATTCCGGAGGATGTTGGACTTGATGAGCTGAATGTCCATCACAACGTCGGCGATTGACAGGCCGAAGAAGGTGTGAGGCTCAGGGTCCGGGCAGAACGACACGAATGGGATTAGATCGCACCGCTCGTTATGCAGCACCTTGTACGCGGTGCCGCCAACGCAGACGCGGCGCAGTTCGGCGATACCGTCGCCATCCATGTCCACACGGACGTATGCTTCGATGTAGAGAACCTTACGGCTTGCTACGTCGGTGCGGCCCGCGCCGAGGATTGTCGCGTTAGGGTTACGGTCGAAGGTCTCTTGGTTTCCTTCGAAGTCATCCTGAGTTTCGTAGCCAAGGTTCTCGATCTCGTCCATCTCGTAACCCATCTTCACGAGATCGGATACGGTGACGTAACGGCGGTGGGCGACAAACTCAGCTTCTTCGATGTTCCGAGCGCGGCGGTCGATGAGAAACTCTTCAGGCGGCACGGCGGAAACGCACAGCCGGCCCTTCTTAGTCGTGCGGCGGATGGTGCAGGAATACTCTGCCGGGGTTGGCATGGTCATTTCCATACCGTCCGGACCCATTACGGTTGTCTCACCCGACTCGATTTCTACTTCGACGATCTCAACGCCCGGATCGGACATAAGAACGGTGTACGCCTCTTGGCTCAGGCCCTCGAAGGAGAAGGTCTCAACTTCCTTGTCGTCGTTCCACCAGACCTTGGCGATGCCATTCTTACGAACAAGTGCGTCCTTGAACGTTTCGTAGCAAACCATGAATAGATTGTTGTCACGGGTCAGGCAGTAGTTGACATAGTCGGTAGCCTGCTTGGCGTTCGCTACGTCTTCTGGCCCGTTCGGCGCAAACTCGACAACATTGCTCGAACCAAAGAACACGCGCATGATCGAAGGCATGATGGCCTGCACGGTGTCGCGCACGTCCATCGAGACGACTTGGCTGCGACCTTCCTCTTCGTTGCCGAAAGGTTCGCCCTTGTAGTATTGCCCGGCGGTTGCGCGCAGCGGGCTGATGACATCGTCTATGTACTGCTGAGAATCTTCAATCTCTCCAGCAACAATGCTCTGAAGTTCTTCTTCCGTAGTGCCTTCTTCGTCTTCCGACGACTCGACTTCTACTTCAATGCCGTCTTCCATTTCAACGGACACTTCGGTGCCGTCTTTGAGCATTGTCTTCTGTTCAGCGTCGGTCGGCTTCGAGTTCTTACGGTACGCCATGTGGCCGTTCCTTACTTCTTTTTAGAAGCCTTGCGGCCTTCAGACATAGCAATAGCAATAGCCTGCTTTTTATTCTTTACAACCGGGCCACCCTTACCGCTATGGAGAGTACCTTCCTTGTACTCGCCCATGACTTTGCCGATCTTCTTCTGCATCTTGGTTGGTTTCTTCATGGTTGCGTCCCTTACGCCCAGACCCTAAACGGCTGTTCGGGCGGAGTGATAATCGCGAACGCTAGTTCGTCGTTTTGCTCTTCGGTTAAATCGCTACAACGCACGTTTACGTGCCAATCGGGCAGCACTTGAACGATCGGTTCGCCGTCCGCGTCACTGGCTATGACGCGGGTGATAGGCCCGATGACATCAAGGCTAACGAAGGGTGCGGGCATAAACACGCCTTCTTCTTCGTAAGCCAGACCCGCAGCGATGAGCGCTGCGTTCATGTCGGCTTCGGTGGCTGCTTTCATGTAAAAGTCGATCATGCCGAAAGCGCCTGTATCGTGGTGTCCGCCAGCCGCGTGCTGTAATACGCGATCCTGCGGACGTGGCCGTTAAGGTAGTTTCCGACGCTTTCCCAGCCGATAGTCATTTGGTTGACCGTAGGCACCGCACCGCTTGCGCTGGTCACTGCCGTCCCGCCATTTACGGAAACACCGTAGTTGTTGACGGCGTAAGCGTTGGCTTGCGTGTAAGGTGTATTGGCCGTGATCGTCCCGCCGTCGAGAATCACCACGTTGGCGCCGCCCACCCGGGCGATAAAGAACGGATCAGTGACTTGGCTGCGCATACGGAACATATTATTGACCGAGCCATCATCGACCGACATTTCAGTGCGGACGCCGCTTGCGGGGCAATCCACTGAAGTTACAAACGTCCCCTCACTTTGGTTGTACCAGCTTGAGAAGTTGGTGGAGGTCATCGTGGTCTGATCTGGCGTCCGCGTGACCTGTGAGGCCACGGTGGGGATGTAGCTGGTCGCAAAGGCACCGGCTTCGAGTTGTGCGCCCCAGATAAATAGGCCGGACGTGCCGTCTCCGGTGTAGCTAAACGAAAGGTCTGCATTGGCCGCGTAAAAAGAGTAGTTTTGCGCTGCCGCAGAGGGCGTAGAGGTTATTGAACACCTATACCAACCATTACCGACTGGAGCTATGGTTGCAGTTGTAGCGCCTACCACTGTTCCAATAACACCTGTGCTTACGTTGAAATAAGCAGCTTGCGATAGAGAAGCGTTAGCTATGTAAATCCAGTTGCGTCCCGCAGGTTTTGCATAAATCGTAGCTGTGTGCGGGACTGCCGTCAGTGTCGGGACTTGTGCAACGCGATGTAAGTTGTTGGTTGTGTCTTCTACCAGCTTACTCGCCGTAGTGGTCCCGTCAGGCGCTACCGTTGTGTTGGCGGTTATTGTTGCGTTATTTGTGAACCACGGGCTTGTGCCAAACGTCTGACTTTGCAGCAGCAAGTTCGTCCGCTGTTCTTCGATCAGCAGCCCCTTGGGGGCCAGCGTTACCGGGTCGTAGTCGAACCGGGGGGTGTCAATGGCAGCAGTTTGCAGAAGCCCGTTTGAGCCTGTGAACGTAGCAGTTGATGCGCGGACAAAAGTGATGCGGCTATCAAGGCCACCCGCCGCCGTCGCAAACTCAAGGTTCAGCGATGGCGTGGCCAGTGCGCTGTTAGCGCGAAGGCGCGTCCGGAGACGGCGAGACACTTACCAGCCCTCGCCGGCCGTAACGTTTACAAATCCGGTACCGCTAGAAAGGATAATCGCGACGTGCGTTGCCGCGCCGTTGACGCTTTCTGTAAATGCCTCCACCGTTCCCGGCGCTAGCGGGAAGCCAGGCCCGGTGGTGTCCGCAGCCGGAATGACAGCCGTTACGCTGCTGTCGCCAATCTGGACCCACGCCACAGACGCAGTATTATTATGGAAACGGACATTCGTCGCGTCAGCCGGCAGGGCAACGCGCTTGCTCGTCGTGCTGCAATCGACCCGAATGGAACTGATTGGGTAAAAAACTTGAGCCATATCTAATTCCTCAATTGGCGAGGGTGCTGCCGCCGTATAGCAAACGACTAACGCATTGTCGCTAACTTTTCTCGCCGCCGTTATACACGGAACGCTGCGCTAGGTAAACAATCCCGCGATGAAGAATGTCAGGGCTATTCTTGGCCAGCCCGATGAGCTTATTACACGCATGGCACAAGATACCGCGAACGCCTCCCGTATCATGGCAATGATCTACGACAGGTTTATTTGGCGTGACACTTTCTTTTAGACCAAGTTTAAACTCTACACCGCAAATAGCGCAGCGGTGGTCCTGATCGGCAAGCATCTGCATGAACTCGGGTAGTCGAATCCGGTACCGCACCCATAAATTAGTTCGAAACTTATTAAGGCGCTTCGGTGTCATGTCTTCCATGCAAGCCCCTCAGCCTACTTGGACTGGACTTATACACGAGTTTATTAAAAAAGAAACGGGGGCCGGTCCTGGAGCAAAAACCGACCCCCGTAGAATGCGCATTATGCTGGAGTGCAACCACACAATACGCCGCTCAACCACCCCGGAAAGGAAAAACAGCGTGGGAGCTATCTACAGCGTCTATCCTATAATTTTTGAGTGTGCAACACTATACGACACCGCGAATGTTTCGCTTGAGCGATCCCTTAAACGCGCCCGTCATGGAGTAACCGTACATGATGGTTGCTACATCGGTGGCCAGAGATAGGCACACAGCGTCTGCTTTATCTGGGCTTCCGAGTCCACGCTTCTTCATCGCCTCTTTGCTTTCGACTTGCATCTTTCCCGAAGAGGTGAATGTGTAGCGTGGCCCGGCCAGTTCGGCGAATAGCTGCTCGTCTTTGGGTATCTTCACGTCGCGGTTGGCAAGCCAGGCTTTACACTTGAACCACAACTCGGCGCGTAGGTTGGCGTAGGCCCCCTTCATCGCGGGGCTTTCCGCGACGTTGATCCCTCGTGCGGGTAGGCCAAGTTCGCGCAATCGGTCGAGGACGCCGGCACCTAGTCCAATTGAGTCGACTAGGATTTCAACCGGCTGTTTGCTCGGCGGCAACGACTCATACTCGGCGACGACAGCGCCGGTAAGTTGCATCAGGTCCAAACCCTTCCACGTCTGCACCTCTTCGATGACCGGACCCCGGCGTTTGGCGAGTGCGCTGGCGTCGTTACCCATACGCGCCACGTCGAGGCCCCATACCATTGGACCATTCTCGTCCACTTTGATGTCGCGGTTCATCGCGCTATCAATCAACTCGACCGGAATAACGGTATCTTCTTCGCGCGGCGGGAAGTTACCCAGAACGCGGACGTGGTACGCGGGGCTGTCCTCCCCGTAGCGCAGCATCATTTCTTTCACAAACGCTTCGCTCACCCGTGGGCTATCCAGGCACGATACATGGAATGTCTTCCACTCGCCCTTCAGCCGGTTGTGGGTGTCGTAAAATAAGCCGGTATTTCGGGTCGGGTTTCCAAGTAGGAGAGTGGTCGCGCTATGGCCAGACATAGAACCAGAAGCCGCTTCGAAAACAGATTCAGGGATACCTGATGCCTCGTCTGCCACCAGTAGAACGTGGTCGGCGTGGATGCCCTGTAGGGCTTCTGGCGTTTCGGCGCGGGAGGTACGGGCGGAGATGAACGCTTCGCTGGGGGCGGCTTTAAGTTCGATACGATCACTCTTCACCTCGACCAATGTCTTCAGAATATCGGGCAGTTCGTTAACCCACCGCTTCAACTCGGCGAACATCGCATCGAAAAGCTGCGCGCTGGTCGGCGCAGTGACGACCACTTTCACCGGATAGCGGGTTAGGAAATAGTGGAGCATCGCCCAACTGGCAGCAGTGGATTTGCCGACACCGTGGCCCGACCGCACCGAGATGCGGCGGTTGCCATCGCGGATCGACTCCAGAAACTTAATTTGCCACGGGTCCGGGGTAGTCCGCAGGATGTCTCGCACAAAGCCGACTGGGTCGTCCTTGTACTTCTTCAGGAACGACAGAAAGAAGTTCGGCTCCTGCTTCGTATTCTTAGCCATGAGGTCAGCCGCTTCCTTTGCGGCTTGTGCGGCGCGAGTGGCTGTTGGCTTTTTAGCGGCGGTCATCAGATTTCTCCTCGCAGCACACGGCGGATCGTTACGTGGCTGACGTACATACCGTGGCGCTTTTTTGATGATAGATTCAATG